ACATGGCTGCTTGCGAAGCTGATCCCCGTTGTTTCGGTCAGCTATATACTAAGTGTCGTCGTTCTGGCTACACTAATGTATGCTCTGCTGTCCTTGTTGACGAAGCTAGCCAAGTTAAAGAGAAGCTTTTGGGGATTCAGTCGAAGACTGGTAAAGACGCGCAAGAAAATATCTTTATGAAGAAAGTAGTCTCTATTTTTAGAGGCTACCCCTTCTTCTTCAAGCCCATCCAGGACGGTACTACCAACCCTCGTATGGAGCTGGCTTTTCGTGAGCCATCGAAGCGAATCACGAAGAACAATAAGACATCCCAGAGAGGAGACGCCCTCAACAGCGTAATCAACTGGAAGAACACCACGAACAACGCATACGATGGCGAGAAGCTCCACATGCTGTACCTCGATGAGGCTGGCAAATGGGAGAAACCTACTGACATCCGTGAGGCATGGCGTATCGAGCGCACATGCCTTATCGTTGGTAAGCGAGTAGTAGGTAAAGCGCTGGTAGGGAGCACGGTAAACCCTATGGATAAAGGCGGGGAAGAATACAAGGGATTGTGGCAGGATTCCGACCCTAACGAGCGAAACAACAACGGAAGAACAAGGTCGGGTCTGTACAGAATCTTCATCCCAGCTTACGAAGCGCTAGAAGGTTTCTTTGATCAGTACGGGAATGCTGTTGTAGACGATCCAGAAAAAGAAATCATTGGAGTTGACGGTGAGGTTGTAGACCAGGGGAGTCGTAAGTATCTAAAGAATGAGCGACATTCCTTTAAGGATGATCCTTCAGAGCTCAACGAAATTATCAGGCAGTTCCCGTTTACCGAAGACGAGGCATTTAGGGACAGCATAGAAGGCAGTCTCTTTAACATAGGTAAGATATACCAGCAGATTGAATATAACGACAACCTGTACCCAAATCCCGTAGTGCAAGGGAATTTCGTCTGGAGGGTCAAGGACGAAGAAGTCGTCTTTTCCCCAGACCCAAACGGTAGGTTCCGTGTGGCTTGGTTGCCGCCTGATCACCTCAGGAATAAGAAGGCGGACGAACGGGGGAAACGCATAGCTCCTAACGCACATATAGGGGTAGGCGGGGTTGACTCCTATGATCTTGATGCTACGGTAGATGGGAGGGGCTCGAAGGGTGCGCTACATATGTACAATAAGTTTAGCATGGATGCACCCGCTAACATGTTTGTTGTAGAGTACGCTTCTCGTCCAGACCTAGCTAGTATTTTTTACGAAGACGTCTTGATGTGTGCGTTCTTCTACGGCTATCCACTGCTTATAGAAAACAACAAGTACGGGATTGCAAGATACTTTGAATCAAGAGGTTACGACGGTTACTTAATGGATCGCCCAGAACACCTCAAGAATCCTAATTCTTCAAGTAACGTCCGAACTAAGGGTATCCCCTCGAACTCTCAGGATGTGATTCAGTCTCATGCTCAAGCTATCGAAGCTTATATACACGATCACGTAGGTGTGAGAGCAGAATCTGGAGAGATGGGGCAAATGCTATTCAACAGGACCCTAGAGGATTGGATCGGCTACAAGATTGAGAAGAGAACTAAGTTTGACTTGACCATCAGTTCTGGCCTGGCGCTCCTTGGAGCTCAAAAAGCAAAGAAGAAAGAAATGAAGGTTAATTTTAACGAGAAGAAGTTCTTTAGGTACTACACTCCTAACGCCTAAACCCCCCTAGGTTTATTTGCCTATATTTGCATCTACAAGGCCAATAGCAGATGCACAACACACTCAAAGGTAAGAAAAAATCTAGCGCTTTTCCAAACCCTCTTGCTACGCCAGAAGAAAAGGCTTCTAGAGAGTACGGTCTTCAGTATGCACGAGCTATCCAGAATCAGTGGGGGAGATCAGACGACGCGAAGAGCGTATATAGAAAGCGTTATAACGACTTCCAAAAAAACAGAGACTACGCAAACGGGACGCAAGACACTGCTATCTACAAGCAGCTCTTGAACAGCCTAGACCCCAACAATGGCGACGGCACCCTCTTGAACCTTGACTGGAGCCCTGTTCCAATTATCCCTAAGTTCGTTAAGATCGTAGTAAACAAAATTCTATCGAAGGACCCATATCCCAATCTTCAGGCAATCGACCCACTCTCAAGCAACGAGAAAGACGCTAAAAAGAGAAAGATTAGGATGCAAGTGGAGAACAAGCAGTTCTTCGAGCAGATGGAGGCTTCTGGAGTAAGAACGGAAACCTCTGCAAAAGAAATCCCAGATACGCTTGAGGAAGCGGAGATCTTCATTGATTCTAACGTGAAGACTGATGCTGAGGTGGCAGCTCAGATTGCCACCAACATGACCCTCTCTTGGAACAACTTCAACGATTCTATTTATCGTAGATGCGTAAACGACTTGGTTTCTTGCGGTCTCGCAGTAGTGAAGCGAAACAATGACCCTAACTACGGCATCAAAGAGGAGTATGTAGATCCAGCTACATTTATTCATAGCCATACAGAAGACCCGTCGTTTGAAGATATCGTCTACGCTGGTAGCGTAAAGCGTATGTCTATTCAGGAGCTGAAGCGCATTGCGCAAGACCAGTTCACTCCAGAGGAGTACGAAGAAATTGCAAAGAACTACAAAGGCAAGTTCAATAACGACAGCCACTTCTCTCGCGAGTACAACCCCCGTGGTCCTCACACTAGCGGATACGAAGAGTTCACAATCGAAGTCATGGACTTTGAGTTCATCTCCGTTGATTGTATGTACTACGAAGAGAAAGAGAGTCAGTACGGAAACGTAGGCTTTTACTACAAGGGTAACTCTTACAAGGAGCCAGAGAACTCTGTGTTCTCCAGAAAGCCATACAAGCTTGAAAACGCTACTGTGTACGGAGGTATGTACGTTATCGGGTCTGACAAGATTTTCAACTACGGGCTAAAGACCAACGTCCCTAAAAACATTTACGACCTTACGAAGGCTCGTATGTCTTACTCTGTGGTTGCAACCAATCTCAGAGATAGCGTTCCTAAGTCTTTGGTCGGAGGCGTAATCGGCTTTGCCGACTTGCTTCAGCTTACGCACCTGAAGTTGCAGCAGGCCATTGCCAAGGCTAAGCCTGACGGTCTTATCGTAGACATCGAAGGATTGGAGAATGTCCAGCTTGGAAGAGGAGGAGAGCTTCAGCCGCTGGAGATCCAGGATATCTACGAACAGACTGGTGTCTTCTACTATAGAAGCAAGAACCCAGAGGGCGGATTCCAGAACCCTCCAGTTCGTCCGCTTGAGAATACCATCCGAAACATCAACGAGCTGATCGCCCTCTATAATCACTATCTCCGAATGATTCGTGATGCCACGGGAATAAACGAGATGATGGACGGCACTACTCCGAAAGGGGATACACTCGTGGGTGTTCAGCAGCAAGCTATCGCCGCAGGCAACAATGCCATCTACGATATTACTCACTCTTCTATGATTCTCTTCAAGAAGGTGGTTGATGATATCGTCAAGTGTTTGCAAGTGCTGTCTCCAGACTCTGTTCTTTACAGGGTTTACGAGAAAGCTGTGGGCAACACTAATATGGGGGTCATTAGCTCATTCAGGGATCTACCTATGTACAACTTCGGTGTACACGTTCAAAGAGACATGGACGACAAAGACAGGCAGTACCTAGAACAGAACATCCAGGTTGCTTTGAGCAGAGGAGAGATTGATATCGAAGACGCAATTGGAATTAGACAGCTGAGAGACGTAGACCAGGCTGAGCGTCTCCTCATCGTTAGAAGAAAGAAGCGCGTTAAGGCTCAGCAGCAGATCGCCATGCAGAACTCTCAACAGCAAGCACAAATTCAGCAGGCTTCAGCTCAGGCTACCTCTCAAGCCAAGATGCAAGAGATGCAGATGGAGGCACAGCTTAAAGCGCAAGAGATGCAGCTTAAGACTCAGCTTGAATCACAGCTGGAGCAAGTCAAGCATCAGTTCAGAAAAGAAATCGAGCTCATCAAGGCTCAGGCTACGCTCGGATTCAGAACCGAGGAACAAGAGTTCAAAGAGAAGCTCGAAGTACTTAAAGAAGACAGAAAAGACGATAGAGTTAAGAAGCAGTCTGCTGAGCAAAGCAAGCTTATCTCTCAAAGACAAGGAGATCGAGGCGAACTCCCAGAATCTTCTGACGCAGCTAAAATAACATCAGAATTACTAGGTTAAGATGGCGCAAACAATAAACTTAGATACTTCCCAGAGGGTAGACATTATTTGTAAAAGAGGTGACACCTTTGAGCTTCAGCTTACGCTAAAGGACTCTGCTGGCAACTCTATTATAAGTCTAGGCGAAGATGGTACTGGAGGTGGAACAGGACCCAATGAAGACGATTCGTTCAAGATGGAGGTCCGCACCGCTGACTATGAAGACACAGCTTACGGGACTGGAGGTGACAATAATGACGGAATTATATTGAGCACTGAGGATGACGGAACGGGTCCAAAGCAAATTGATGTCGTTATGGACAGCAACGCCGACACTACTGGAACCGTCAAGTTTTTTGCAGATGCCGCGACTATGGCTACCGTATCTTCAGGTATTTATGTTTACGATATTGAGATGACTGATGTAAGCGAGTCAAACAAAGTGACTACTTTAATTTACGGAACGTTTAAAGTTAACGAAGACGTAAGCGTATAATGGCAACAAACATTACCATATCGACTGGTGGCGCTACGACTGTAGTCACTGTGCCAGAGGTGCAGAATAACGTCACTGTATCAAGAAATCAGATAACCACTGACGAACGTACAAAGCTGGCTGGCATTGAGGCTGGGGCTACTGCCGACCAATCAATAATTACTGATGATGGATTAAGTGGAGGAGCTTCTTCTGGAGATGTTACACTTTCTGTTGATAACACTGTTGTAAGGACCACGGGCAATCAAAGCGTTGCTGGCACAAAAACCTTTGATGGACCAGTAACCTTTAATGGTGGGCCCAATGATCCGATCACAATTCAGAACAACACTTCTGTAAACTTTAATAATTCTTCTACCACCTTTGGTAATGGGGCGGGTGTTATATTTTCGAATGATGCCCAATCACCCCAGTTTAACGCAGAACCTGCTATGCTACTTGGCAGGGCTGGAAATCAACAAATACTTAAGAATACACCAGGCGAACTTACTGTTCAGTCAAACAGCGGGGACATTAAGATAGTCGCTCAGGGTGGTGATTTAATTTTAAAAAGTGGAACCTCTTCAGGCAACAAACTTACTCTTGAGGGTAGGTCTGACATAGAATTTAAACTTGCTAGAGATCAAGGAGATATAGGTTCTGTTTTTAAGATTATCGACACCAATTCTTTTAGCGGAGACCCCACAACAGTCTTTGAGGTGGGTAGGGCTGGCGATTTTACAATTAGGGATTCGTCTGGCGACGAAATTTTTAAAGTCACGTCTTCTCAAGAAGCTAATGAATCTCTTGAAGAGGTTGTTATAGGGAGCTCAGACAACGAGCTTTTTAAGATCAATAAGAAGGGGGATGTTGTTGTTAAAGACCAAAATAACAACGTAGTTTTTGAAGTAAAAAACTCAGACGAAGAAAACGAGACTATAGACTTCGTAAGGATCGGCGGACCAAACGGGTACAAGTTTCCCAAAGTAGCGCCCAATTTTGACCTTCGGAATAAGGCACTGGTAGTAAAGGACATAGCTGACCCAAATAACCCTGAATTTGGGGAGATGGAGTTTAGAAATTTTTCCGCCCAATCTATTTTTGACCTTTCTGAGATTGATGAAGACTTAGAAAGCATAGGGGAGGGGGAAGCACTCATTTGGAACGACTTAACTGGTAAATTTGTTGCCCAATCGGTCCTTTCTAATGTTGGTTTAAACGACCTGTCTGACGTAGATACGGTTACCATTAGCCCTGTGGATGGATACGCGCTTGTGTGGAATAACGGTGAGTGGGAACCTCAAGCCCAGGAAACGCAGCTTTCTAATGATCTTGCTCCTACACTTAGTGCTAACCTTGATGTATCAACACACAGCATAGTAACTACATCCAGCAATCAGGGTATTACTATTCAGCCGCACGGCACGGGAAATGTATCGCTTGGTAACTTCGAGTTCGACGCAGACCAGAGCCTATCAGGAAAAGATAATCACGTTCTAACGTATGATCAGGGTTCAGGAACTATTCAGTTAGAGCCAGCAGCCCTTGATTTAAACGGGTTGAGCGATGTTGACTTGACTGGCGCTTCTGAGGATGACATTCTGATTAGAGATGCAAATGGAAACTTTGTTCCTACTGACGCTTTCACTGCGTTTATGAACGCTGCCGTAGCCGCTACAGCTGGCATGCCTCAAAACGGCTCCGTGGCTGGAGACTTTGATAATGACGGCATCGTTAGCACCAATGACTTGCTTATATTTTTAAGTAACGTAGGTGCGTCTCCCTCTGATGGAAATACTCAGATTGAGTTTACT